CGCTGTTGGCGTAGTTGACGTTGTAGGGCGGGTCGGTGAAGGTCATGTCCACCAACTCGTCGCCCAGCAGCGCAGCATAGTCCGGCGCCTTGGTCGCGTCGCCACACAGCAGCTTGTGCTCGCCCAGCACCCAGATGTCGCCCGTCTTGCTGACCGGGGTCTCGGGCACATCAGGCACTGCATCGTCGTCGGTGAGGCCGTCCTTGGCCTCGTCACCGTTGATCAGCGCGTCCCACTCCTCGGGGCTGAAGCCCGTGAGGTCGAGGTTGAAGCCGAGTTCGCGCAACTCGGTCAGCTCCAGGCCCAGCAGTTCATCGTCCCAGGATGCGTTCTCGCCGATCTTGTTGTCGGCGAGGATGAGCGCCCGGCGCTGGGTGTCGGTGAGGTGGGCCATGGGCACCACCGGCACCTCGTCCATGCCGAGCTTCCGCGCGGCGAGCAGCCGGCCGTGGCCAGCGATGACGTTGTTCTTGCCGTCCACCAGGATGGGCGCACCCCAGCCGAACTCACGGATGCTGGCCGCGATCTGCGCGACCTGGGCATCGGTGTGCTGCTTGGCGTTGCGGGCGTAGGGGATCAGCGCCTCGACCTTGCGGTACTCGACAGCGATGGGTTGCATGCGGGCCTGGAAATGAAAAGACCCGCGGCTGTGAGGCGGCGGGTCGAGGGCGGCGCGAGGTGCGCGCAGAGCACGCGCAGAAACGAAAACGCCCGCAGGAAACTCCGTGCGGGCGCAACTTCAGCGATTGCCTGAACTGTACGCCTTCGATACATACGCGTCAATGATCGAGAGGGACTCGGGGCGCATTCGGATCCCGCGAAGGCTTGATGTATCCGTAGTGAACGGCGAGCATGCCGAGCGCCGCAACGAGGATGCCCTTGGCCTCGTACTGGTTGAGGATGCGACCGTTCCAGCCGGCCACGCCTGACCACTCCTTGATGCTGCGGCCCATGCCGGCCACGTGCCACACGGCGCACCCACCGGGACTTGCGATACCGCCCACGGCGTCCAACGCCTGGCCGATGCGCTTGCGCGCCCACGCACGGCGCTCCGGGATGCTGTCCTGCCAGGCGCTGCGAGGCAGGCCATCCAGGCGCAGGGTGCCCACGCTGTCGAGGTGGGCTGCGACGAAGGTCCTGGCGAAGTCCTGGCCGGCGTCGTGCATCTCGCCCGTGATGGTGCGGTTGCGCAGCAGCAGGCCGAGCGAGTCCACGCAGCGGAAGTGCTCTGTGCGAAACGTGCTGCGCTGCTCCTTGATGCTCAGCCACTCCCCCACCCGACCACCGGGCAGGCTCACCAGATCACCATGCCGCAGGGCCGGGGCGGCGGCCTTGTCCACGCGCCGCTTAGCCATGACGCAGCCCTCCCCGCCCTTGCTGCGCCAAGGCCCAATGCAGGACTGCCAGCGCGTCGGCCTCGTTGTCGTCGGCTGGGCGGAAGCCCAGGGCCTGCATTGCAGCGATGACCTGCTCCTTGCCGGCGTTGCCCTTGCCTGTGGCGTGGCGCTTGATGGTGGCCACCGGCACACCCTGGTAGGCGACTGCGTGGCCCTCGCACCAGGCCGACAGTTGGCCAAGGAAGGCGCCGTAGGCGTGCGCGGCGGCCGTGCCCTTGTGCGCCCTCACCTCCTCGAAGTACACGAGGCTCAGCGGCCCGGCAACCGCGTGCAGTTCGCTCAGCCACGCAGCGAAGCGCAGCATGGGCATGCCGCCGCCCTCGAAGCGGCCGGGACGGAACAACTCGGTGCCCGAGGTGATGAGACCCGAGGCGGCGCACAGGGCCCAGCCGGTGCGCTGGCCCAGGTCGATGGCGAGGATGGGGTTACCGCTTGCGGGCGGCTGGGTGGATGTCGAAGCTGGCATGGCGTCCTCCAAGGGATCGATGGATCGACCTGGAGGAGCGCTGGCACGGCCGGGTCAGGGCTCGGGCGGCTCCTTCATGTGCTGGGGTGGGTTCTTTCAATCCTTCATCTTTCAAGCCTGGAGCCCGTGTGGGACAGAGTCTCTAGATATTTCATTCTTTCTTCTTTTTTCTCTAAATCTCTCTGTCTCTCTCTGCCTGTCCCTGGGTCTCCCGGGCTTCGCGCGCGCGAGGCTTTGGGTGTCTCTAGGACCCCGTTGGATGTATTTGTATCTCCAGGCACTGGAATTGAAAGAAGGTCAAAAGGAAGGAAGCCCCCCCCGGCGCTCGCGACGGGGGGCTCGCGGTGGGTCCTCATGACGGAGCGAGCCTGATGCACTGGCACGGTCGTCCACCCGTCTGGACCACCTCCATCACGATGAGGCCCGCTTCACTCAAGGTGCGCAGCACGCCATCGCGCTGGCGGTGGTCCATGAACTGCGTGCGCCGGGTGAAGTCGCTCTTGGCCATGCCGGCAGCGCCTGCGTCGCGCAGGATCTGCAGCGCGCGCTTGTGCTGTTGCTCGACCAGGTTCTCCGACACCCGGGCCGACGCCTCGCGGATGGTCAGCTCGGCACAGTGGCGCGACAGCATGATCCCCCAGCGGGCATCGTGGTCCTCGATCTGCGGATCCACCGGATCACGCGACACCGCCCGGATCAGCGCGAGCTTGGTCGCGTTCTCCTCGATGCGCGCCAGGATCGACGAGAAGCCGGTGCCACGGGAGGTGCGCAACTTGCCCACCAACTCCTGATCCAGCGCCCGGAAGGCGTCGCGCGCAGCCGGCGTCATCGGCACCACCCGCGGGTCGACCAGCACCTCATCGACCGCCCCCACATCGGTCAGGTTGCCGTTGAGCTTGCCGCCGCCTTGGTGGATCAGGATCAGCCGGTCGATCAGGTCCTGGGGCGGATCGATGACGCCGAAGGCCTCGTTGCTGTCGGGGAAGTCGTCCTCGCTCTCCATGATCAGGAAGCGCGCCAGGGACCCGTCGGCCACGTTGGAGGCCTGCAGGGCCTGCCAGAAGTGCAGCGGCGTGGTCGTGCCATAGATGCACGCGCACGGCTGGTGGATGGCACGGTGCGCGTTGTTGTTCTGGGTGCTCGCGTACTCCACGCCGAAGTAGGTCGTGCCCGAGGTCGTGTAGAGCTCGGTCATCAGGTCCAGGATCTCGCAGACATACCGGGGCGAGCGCTTGCGGTCGGCGGCGGCCGACAGGAACATGCCGAACTCGTCGAGCTGGAACAGGATCGCCGGCTGGCGCTGGATCGCGGTCAGCAGCCCCGAGCCCGAGGCGATCTTGTTGCCGCCCAGGTACTGCAACAGCCCAGCCTTGCGGAACAACTCGTTGATGACGATGCGGCTGTGGTTCTTGCCCGCCCCGCTCTCGGCGATGCCCACCACGTAGAGGTTCGAGCGCGTGTTGCTCTCGGTGCGGTACTTGCGCCCCATCAGCGCCCCGACGGCGCACAGGCTGGCACCCAACGCCAGCACGGGCTGAGGGCGCTTGGCGGTGGCCGCCATCAACGCCATCATGTCGGCGATCACCCCGCCCACCTGATCCCAACCGGCGGGCAGCGGCTTCGGGGGCGGCAGCGCCGGGGACACCTGCCCAGGCACGTGCAGGGCCACCTGCGGCGACGGCGTTGCGGCCAATGGCGTGACGCTGATCGGGGTTGGGGACTGCAACGCCTGCAGCATCTCGCGCGCCGGGTGGTGCCCGTTCATCACGATCTCGCCGTTGAGTTGCACCTCGGGCGGAGGCTCCCAGCCGGCGTCCAGGGCCAGGTGGTACACCGTGCCGGCGCCGATCGTCGTGGGCTTGAAGCTGCGCCAGGCCTTGGTCGTGTTCTTGGGTTCGTACTTCTGTGAGGTGGCCGACCAGGCGTCGAAGAGCGGCCAGCCCTCCTCTCCCAGCGCCCCCTTGAGGGCCATTCCCAGGCGTACCCAGCTGTCGTAGTCGAGATCGGCGTTGACGATGTGCGGCAGGGCCAGGGTGATCGCCTCCAGGGTCCCGCGCTGCTGCACCGAGGATGGCGCGGGCGCAGAAGCCTGCAGCCCCACGCCCAGCGACTTCGGCCGGTGCTCCGCCGGCACCAGCTCGTAGGCCTGGCGGGCGAACTCTCGCGTCTGGTCCTCGGAGATTTCGGGCAACTCGTCGATCTTGAGGTCTGCCAGCGTGCAGACCGGCCACTCGTAGGGCTTGCCGGTGTCGGGGTGCAGCCCGTAGGCGATGAACTGCTGCCCAAGCCCCAGCACCTCGATGGGCGGGTACTTGAAGCCTGCGAAGGGTTCCGCGGCCCGGTACACCAGCAGCCGCTTGGGGGCGTTGCCGATCCGTACCGCCGGGGTATCGCCCAGCAGCCGCTTGGCCAGGCCCTCGATGCGCAGCGCGACCTCGGCGGAGAAGGCGACATCGATGTCGATGCCGATCACGCGGCCGGCGGCCACCCCCACCCCGGCACCGGGCCAGTTGGCCCAGAGGTCGATCTCGTGGTCGGTGGTGTCGCGCTGGCAGTGCCGGCTCCACTGCGGGTAGTCGTGCCACACGCCGCGCCGGTACATGCCGGGCTTCTTCGTGCTGGGCTGGATCGGCAGGATCGCAAAACCACGGTCGATCAGGGTGGCGCCCACTTGGGCCATGTAGTTCGTGCTGTTCATGGCCACCTTCAGAAGGGAGGGTCGTCGGCGTAGGCCCGGCGCAGCACATCCTGGAACTCGGTGACGATGACATCCACCAGGCGCGCCCACTCCTCTGCCGTCCAGCTCACCAGGTCCGTCTTGCCGGTGAGTTCGACAAAGACACCCCCGGCCTGGGCGGCCGCCGCCAGCGCCGCCTCTTCGTGTTTGTTCGGATCGATCATTCCCTTGAGCCTCCGGGCCAAGTCCATGCAGCGCATCGAGCACAGCGTCACGTAGGGCGCTTCCACGCAAATGAGGGCCGGCGCGAACCCGAAGCCACGGGCGTCGCGTCGGCAGATGGCGCACAGCACTCAGAACCGC